AGTCTATTTTTTTAATCTCTCTTGGACTTGATGGTTTGTATCTATTTTCATGACAAGCCATTAATGCTAACCCTGAACTAATTGAAGCATCGTGCTTTGTTCGGTTATTTATATCAAACTTTGCCCAATCTTCTAGTGTTCTTTGAAAGTGCATGTCTCCATATCCCATATCCGTTTCACCTACAAAGTTGTCAATATAGGTTTCAATAGCAGAAGCGTGAGATTGTTTCATATCTTCACTAGAGTTAGGAACTCCACCAATTTCTTTTTCTGTTACAGATAGTTTATTCCAAACTTTATCTGGTCTATTTAAGGAGAACATTCTATAACCTCTACGCTTTAAATAATAAAGTAGTCTAGGCTTGTTGTTCTCTGCAAGCACTTGCATTCCATAAAAATGCAAAGCCATTAATACGTCTTCAAAAAATATTTCTGCTGTTGGAGGTCTTTCTATGTATTCTAAAAAAAATTTATTTGGCGGAGCGTCTGCCATAGTGAACTTAGTTAATCCATGAAGAGATCCTTTTGATCCTCTACCATCAACTGTTCCACTTATATCATAACTATCACATCCAAATGCACCAAGCCATTTATTTCCTGGATATTTTATTCCTCCTTTTATAATCACTTGGTTTTGAAGATCTTTAGGTGGAACCCAACTTACAAAAAATCTTCCTTGATTATTAGGAAAAAACATTACCCTTGTGTCTTTAACACCATGCTCCCATTGAAAGTTACCTCGAGTGATTTCAGCAGTATTATTTATTTCTTCATTATAATCTATTTGTTCATAGATCTTAACTAAATTAAATAAAGATTCTTTTGTTTCATCTCTAAATGCGTGTTTCTCTGTTCTAGGAAATTGTCGGTAAAATTCGTTTAATGCGTCTTGATCTTCTTTTAATCCATGAGCTTCATTGTCCCAATGCTCAATAACTCCGATTCTGATAAGTGAGTTGTCAATACCTCGTATGGGGTTTTTTGGAGTGTCAAACACAGGAAGTCCATGCATATCAATGTATCCTTCGTAGGACCATTCCATAGGAATGAATAAACTATAGAGGCCTGAAGCTGTTTGTCCATTTCTATTTCTTTTTGCAACATCGGAATTATAGTATAATTTTTTAAAGTTATCTCCACCTTTGTCTAAAGCGTTAGATGTTGAACCCATCATGCATTTTCCTACAATCCGTGATCCTAGTCTTAATGTGGTTTTTGTAACCCTCCAGTTATTTAATATGTTATCTGGCCTTTCCCATTTACCACTTTCATCATGAGCTAATAGTTTTAGTTTTTCACCATCATAACTATTATCTCCCGTATTTTTCCAATCTATCGTCGTATCTAAACCTTCTAGTTCTCTAAGCTCTTCATTGACCTCCAACTTTCTACGTGTAAGTTTAGATGCCGGAACCCTATATGCCAGTTCGGTTTTAGGGCGATCCATACCATCTTGGATTGGTTTGAAGAAAAACGGATAGTTAACCGAGATTGGTACAACTTTATCTGTGAACATTTTTTTAGCATCTGCACCAGTCTTAGATAAAATCCCGTATCTACTGTCGGATGATATGGTTGCTTGATTAACCAGTTCAGCGGACGACATAAAGGAAAATCCAGATCGTCTATTTTTAAGGTAGCACATCCCATAACACCTAGTGTCGGCTTTACAAGCTTCCCAGAAGATAAAGAATAGTCTATTTGATTCTCTGTAATCTGGTGCTCCCACATCAATCTTTGACCATTGCAAGTACATGTAATGAGTACCAGTGATATAAGTAGGTTTACCATTGTTATAAAACCAAAATCCTTCATCTCTTCTTTTAAATTCTTCATCTATATAATCCCACCATTCTTCCCTAAAATCTTGAGGATACTTTTCCCAATCAAACCTACTTTTGATTTTACTTAAAACTTTAGGATATTCAGCTTGTTCCCAGTACTGTTCTTTTTTATCTTCATCTCGTTTAAAAGGATCATTAACCGCTGGTAAAGCTATACGTAAATTTTGAAGTTCAATTATTTGTCCAATTTTACCTGTTTTACTTATACAAACAAAATCGTATTCTGGATCATAACCATATTCCCACTTCTTAAATCTATTTTTCTTTTTAAGAATTTTTGGGTTAACTACGTCTTTAATCTCTTTCCAAAGTGTTTGCTTATAACTCATGATGATCTACTTTCTGCAAATCCTTTAAATGGTCGTTGAGGTTTTATCTCTTCTTTAGGTTTACCACTTAGTAAGGTTTCTTCTTCTTCTATTCTTTGTAGAATTTCAAAAGCGTCAAAAATTGCTAGTTTCTTGGTGGCAGCTGCGTTCTTGAGTCGGTCCGCAGTTACATCCTCCCCGGTATCTACAATCGGTTCCTTTGCTACTTTGATCAACTCCTCCACTGCCATTTCCCCAGCTTGGATTATACTCTTCTTCGTCTCCTTTATATTCATGTTTTAAGGTAATGTTACTTGATTTCATACAATAAAATAATTCATTATCTAAAATGAATTCCCACGCAGCTTGAGGTGGAAAGCTAACCAAATCCCCTACTGCTATATTTAATTCTAATAATTTTTTATTAATTACTTTAATAATTCCCGTTTGGGGTTCTGCGTCTCTAAGACTATAATTAGATAAAGATTTGATAGGTTTAACTAAGCACCTATCATAAACACTTTTCCATTCACCATCTCTTTTGTAAAAATATACTTGATCAATAGAACAAAAATACATATTCTCTTTAAAATAAGATCTACTATTTTGCTCTTTGCCCTTCATGTTGTAGAATCTTCTAAACACGTTTTGGTGAACAGCTATAATATCACCTACTTTAACATTAGTGGTGAACGCTTTAGGAAGAGCTATTACTCTGGCTGTTTTGTTTACAGCTTTATACTCTTCTATTTTAGTATTAACTATTAACTCTTTATCTCCTAGTTGTTTCGTGTTGTTATATCTTTCTCCTGCAGGTTCAACAATAAAGTCATACAAACTATTCACTATATTCTAGATCAAATTCCACTGCAATAGCCATGTTAGAGTTAAACTTCTTCCATGGTAATACCTCATCTTCTTTCTTTATATATATCATATACTCTCCTTGTTCAGGTTCTAGTATATCAGAAATCGTATGTCCTCCATAAACGTTTTGTCCTACTGCATAATGCATGGCTTCGTTTTTATAATCAGAACCTATACTAATTTTTCTTATTTTATTCATCATTTTATTCTACTTTACTCAATTCAGATTGTGTTTCCGGTTGTTCAACCAAAGTGTATTCTCCTGTTTCTACGTTAATATTAACTTCGCCATACTCTTTTTCTAAAACCTTTTTGAATTCATCTACTTGTTTACTAAGGTCATTAAATTGGTGAAGCATACCATGCTTTTGAGCTTCGTAATATCCAATGTTATTTAGCAATAAATTTAATTCTTTTTGTTGTTTTTGGATAACTTCCAAATGTTCATCGTTTATTCTTTTCATTTTATTTTATTTTATTTAATTAAGGTAATGTTACATAATTAACATTAATTTTAGGTGAGGCTACTGTTTCAATTGCTACACCATCAACAAACACAGACGCTGGTAAACTAACTCCACCTGCGATAGACACAATTACCATAGGAGTTGCGGATCCAGCAGCTTCCATTGGAACTGTTGTATCACAAGTTATAACAGCTTCTGTAGTACCTATTGTTATAGGAAAAGTTGCACCTCCAAAATCAAAATTAATTACGTTATTAGCAGCTGTTTGTATTATTGCTAAAGTGTTTGGAGGGTTAATTGTTGTAGCAGGAGTACCCGTATCGAATAATCCTCCTGAATTTAATTGAATCCCTGCAATGAGAGCTAAAGGAGCCTCACTTAAGTTTTCAATTTGTACTTGGTAAGTTTGTGGACCACTTGGTCCAGGTCCCGGTCCAGGCCCAGCACTACCTAATGGTTTTTTAGAAGTCGGTACTGTATTAGAGTTTCCTAACATTATTACCAGAGAGCTATGATATCATCTAATGTAGCATCTCCTAAATCTGCTATAGTCAATACAGAAAATGGTAAAACAGTTCCAGCTTTCAAACCAGGAATTTCAACTTCTTTAGTAAGACCATCAAAAACGTTATTAGACGCTTCCATGATAACGGTAATAGAAGTATCAACTCCAATATATAAAGCTGCAGGAGGTCCTGGATTAACAAAATCCACTCCACCAAATGTATAATTATATTGTGTTTTTTCTCTATAAAAGCTAATATCTGTTTTTGGTCCAGGCATAATAGTTAGCGGATCACCTACAGCCCAAGCAACCG